CTTGTTCGGCAACAGATAACAGAAAAGGATATTACAACTATTTGCGGAGGATGTGATATGTGGGAGATCCATTACGATAAAATATATCATTTTTGGAAAGCAATGCGAACCCTCGTACATTCCATGATGGATGACGCGTTTTCAAAAAGCGGTCTTAAACCCACTATTGATAATCCGATCATTCATTTCCGATGTGCGGATACTCCTTTTATAAAACAACAAGGATATCATCTGCAATATTACAAGTTCTTCAAAACCGCGTTAGAGAGGATAAACGCTACCAGACAGGGTCAGGGGCATTATTCACGGGTGACACTGATGTCTTGCAACACACACAGAACGAATGCGGAACAGAAGAAGGCATGTTCGGAATATACAGATTCATTGAAGACGTATTTGAATGAAATCGGATATCAGTGTGATGTGGTGTGTGGGTCGAATATAGATGATTTTGCTGCAATTTTTTATGCACCTGCTGTCATATCTACATCGAGTTCATTCTCATTCATGAGCGGGTTTTTCGGTAATGGTGTTTTTATTTCGACAGAAAATACGATAGGCAGATGTGATGCATGTAATGATTGGATGTTGTATGATTATAATTTGCCACATGAAGATGTGGAAGATTATACGAAAACCGATTCTGTTATTCCATTACTCAGTCAATAAGAGTCGTCTAGACCTTCAACCAATAAACTACCGTAGTAGTCAAATAAAACAACGCGCCTCCCCATAAACTATCAATCACCGCAATATTCAAATCCCAATTTTTCAATAAAGCATAACTAGTCGATTCATATACGGCATATGTTCCAACTCCCAATAACGCAGCATCTATTGCGGATTTACCCTCTCGCACAATAAAATAATAAAGAAGTCCGGTTAACGCCAAATAACAGACGACCGCACTTTCCCATCTCAATTTCATCGCACTTCCTTGTACCCTCTCAATCATATTACTAAACCCACCATAAATAAATTGCAAATATATTGCATCGAATGCCAATAATAATACGAATATTGCGACTATGCTGAGAGGACGATACATTCGATTTAGTAAATATAAACTATATGAAATCTAAATAGATTATATTTAGCACTTACTACTACTACTACGTTACAATCCTCTCGTATTTGTCATTATATTATAAGAATCATAATAGAAAAATGCAAATACAAAATCAACCAATATACGAATTACTTGTTGCGATGAACGAAGATGGCATAATAGGCATTACAGACGCATTCGGTATTCAAAGAATACCATGGTCTCACGATATAGGAAAAGTAGATATGCAACATTTTCGCGAGAAGACGATGGGGAATATACTGATAATGGGACGAAAAACATTTGATAGTTTACCGGTTCGCCCTCTCCCGGGTAGAATTCACATCGTAGTAACAAGGACTCCAAGCAAATACGATGAAAAGTATGGTAATATAGATACAGTGTTTTTTTCTCGGTTGGAAAAAGTAGAAGACACACTCGAAACCATTCTCGGCAATTTTACTAAAAAACGCGTATTCATTTGCGGAGGAGAAGAAATATATCGAATGTTATTACCTAAATGCGAGAGGTTGTATATCACTCTTTTGAATTGTCCGGTTGTTTTGTCGGATGGAGAAACCGCCTCTCGATTTCCAATCTATACTGATTATTTGAACGAGTTTCAAGAGGTGGAATCACTGGAAGCGACTGAAACATGTGTATTCAAAACATTTGAACGCATATCCTCTCCGATTTGATGCGAATTGTTTCATAATTAAAAATGCCGATGCAATATCTACTAGAAACGCAACTATGTAGAGAGGACAAATTTTGCGTCTCATTTTATTCGATTGATATGTATATTGAGTTATCATGTATTGCATAAAATATTCGAATTCGGAAATAGTATCAAATGGTTCATTTTGTTTCAATCGTAACAATGATTTGTATATTTCAGATACTTCCGCATCTGTAATTCGAAAAATAGACAATTCTGGAAATATGACTACACTTCCTCCTAAATTTAATTATCCACAAGCACTCTTATATGACAATTCGAATCAACGAATTTATGTAATGGATAGTAACGCCATTTACTATGTTAAGGATGATGGTTCTGCGACTAAAACGTATTTTGCACCCGCGTCTGAGAGACATGGTCCTGAAATGCGATACGATAGCAACAAATCTATTATATATTGCGCAATTAATCAAATTTATAAGACCAGTCCAGTGGGCGAGTCATCTTTATTAGCGACACGTGCTAGTCGTAACATGTCGTCATTTGCATTGGATAATAGTGATAATATATACATTTTAGACGCCAGTGATAGCAGGGTGAAAATGATGAAACTAGATTCGTCAGGTGAAGTTATTGACAATACTTTTATAGGACCTGGAACGAAAGCCAAGGTATGGTCCTCTACCAACATATTAAATAATAAAATTTATTTAATAGGTGACGGTAATAAGTTGTTTGAATATACTATTGGTGGCGCATTTTCGCGTGATGTTTTGTCCTATACAACGGGCGTTCGACGAGTAGAACAAGACAATAATGGTAATCTGTATGTTTATAAAGGTAATTTCATATACCGATTATTTAATTATACGATAGGCAATAATTTAACAAATCCGAGTATATCGTCCGGTGTAAATTCGTTGATTGTTTCTTATGATGATGCAGGTGGAGTTCCGACACCTACTTATTATTATTCATTGGATTCATCTGGATTGGTTCCGATTGGCGCGTATTCCTCGCCAATAACTATTCCCAATGTGTCAAGAGGTTCTCATAGAGTATCTATTACGGCAAAAGCATTCGATTCCGATTTAAACTTGGTTTGGTTCAAAGATTCGAGTGGGTCTTTTGGAATCCCATATATACTCGGATCTGTGCCGAGTATAACAAGTATAGTGCCTGGAACGAATCGTTTGACTGTGAGTTTTACAGATTCCTCTGGAGGATATACTAGTCCAACTTATTATTATTCTTACTCTTCTGATGGGTCGAATCGTGTAGGTCCAGTAACATCGCCATTCACGATTAGCGATATCAAAGAACGAAAAACGGTTTATATTGTTGCTACGAATATGGCAGGGACTGTAATATCTGCTGGGGGATCTGGAACTCCTTACATAATTGGTAGTACCCCCATAGTAAAATTAAACGCAGGTAAAAACAAATTAATCGTCACTTATTCGCAACTTGTTGAAGGAACCTCTCCAACATCATACTATTATTCGTTGAATGGCGGACCACTTATACTGGCAAATACGAGTCCATTTGAAATCAATGGATTGACGAGTTCTTATGGATATACGGTTTATATCTTGGCACGAAATCGAGTAGGTGATATCTCGTCAAGTCCGGAACTTGGATTTGTATTTGGCGGATACCCCTATAGTATGAATTTGCAACAATATTGCGATAATGCGGTTTGTCAGAAACAGATTACTTATTCACGGGTAAAGACTGGGGTGAATGACCCGTCAATAAGTAAGAAGATGCAATATGCGAGATATGTTCGAGGACCTGTAGGGAAATGCACGAAGGTTTTGGATGCGAATGGGGATATTATTGGTTAGATGGGGGTGTTTATTTTTTAAGGTCTAATATAAATTATGTGTCTTGGTAAAGGTTTTAAGGTATAGAGACAATAAGTTTATATTTTATGATTCTGATTAGATTGTCGGTTCGACTGGTTGGGGTGTTGTTTGTTGTGATATAATATCGTTTACCAAATCATCAATAATTTTATTTTTTTCCATTTGTGGAATTGTTGCGTTTATAATTTTTATTCCTTTAGATGATAATTGTTTATAAGCAACTACAGTAGGGTCTTCATATCCAGGAACTACACTTGTCATATTTTCCAATACATGTATTTTTCCACATTGTGATTCTTTACAATGTGCAACCATATCTTCTAGAGAGGTTTTAACACAATGTGATTTTGCTTCTCCACAAACGAATATTTTATCATGTTCCATTAATTTATTAAACAACGTTTGATTAAATCCGGTCACATAATTAGGAGTTTCATTGTTTTTATCATTTGTTTCGGATGGTTTTGGTAAAGTTGCATTAACATATTTTTTATATTCTTCTGGCAAGTCATTTACACTTAATCCAGTATCATTTAATAATTCTTCAAATGGAACTTCTGCACTGAATATACTGTACATTTCTACCAAATCATTTGTTCCTTTTTCATGATAATAAACTTTCTTTCCTTTTTTCTGTAATTCTATTAGTTTTTTTTCAAGAGTAAAATATAATCTCCATCCATCAGTTCCACTTATACAATGTTTTGCCCATAAACATGGTTTTGGTTTTTCAGGAATATTCATTTTTTTGATATAAAAATATGCAAATTTTTGTAATATAGGTAGTCGTGCATATGCGCGCTGTTCAGGTGATTTGGGTTCTCCATTCCAGGTACCAACATAGATTTTATGTGTATCATAAGCGTCATTGCCTTCAATCGGTGCATCTTTTATGTAAAATGTTTCTAATGGTATTGGTGAAACATAATCAGTTGGTTTAGAGTCTGGTGTCCAAAAATTAATGTGTCCTATATGATTATCAGTATGACTATCTAATGATACGTGTATTTCACTAAACGCATCGGGATAATAGTCTAAAAATGTTATTAATGCGTTCATGTCTTTTACTGCGCCAGGAACTGGTAACCCTCCTGATTCGGATGTCTGTTTAAACGGTACGGTTCCTTTTTGTTTCTTAAATGTCTCTATAATATCCATAAAATCTCGCTGTGGGTCAATAATTAGCAAAACATTTTTACCTTCACCTTCACCTTCACCTCCTCCACGAATCATACGAATACGTCTTCTCGATCCGTTTTTTCTGACCGCTTTACTTCTTTTTCCATTCACAATCTTTCGACCCGTTCTTTTCAATGACCGACGCTTTCCACCCATCATACGAACTGTTTTTGTCATCTCTGATTCAGAATTATATATATTATATTCACAAATTTATCAACAACAATTTCTCATGAAAATTGAACAGTTTATTTGATTCATATAATCTAAATCAAATCAAATAAACCAACCTATTATCAAAAACAATTTCATCAAAACAATGTCGTCAACAACTCTCATTCCTGAACCGGATATTTACGAACCCATTACTGCCGAAGGAAAATTAGTCGACCATGTTCCTTCTTTTGCCAACCGTCCCCAAGGAATCCGTTGCCTTTGTAGTAATAAATGTTACACATCACGCACTCTATTGAATGCCCACATAAAAACCGGAATCCACAAAAAATGGATAGAAGACCTCAATTCAAACAGCACAAATTTGCATTCTGACTTGGAAAAAGAACGCCAATTAGTCAAAGAACAAAAAATCATTATTGCGAGAAAAGACCAAGAAATTGCTAAATTAAAACGTGACCAGGTAAAATTCATCGAACATATCCATTTCCTCACTTCCATCATGAACTCTTCCTCTGTCTCCGCCTCTTCCTCTGTCTCCGCCTCTGCCTCTGCATCCGCCTCCTCTCAATCAGTCGATACTCCATCTCAAATTGACCTCATCGATTTCAATTGAACGAACAAGGATAAACTATAAATGCAAACATAAAAAGGACAAAATAAATAGACAGATTGAGAGGAGAGAGCGTCAATTATACACAATTCAAAACAACCGATAAAATATATCCTCTCAATATTTCCTAAATAACAACCCAAATGAATAATCCATTCCTAGCATTTTTCATTTTCATCCTCATTCTGTTTTTCTATATTCATATCACTGCTCAATGGAAAACCAGCAATGACCTCGAAATCTACGAATCGGATTACGAATCACCGACGCAACTACAAGAAGTATGTGCAGTAAAACAACCAGTTATATTCAAACTCGGTAAAGATAGAAACGCATTATACTTCTTCGAGAGGTTCCAAGCATCTAATTTTGCTAAATACGACAATCTAGATATTCGCATTAAAGACCGTCAAGACTACAATCGTCCTCTCAACATTGACCAACATAAAGACTCAATTAATAAAAACTCTTCTGTCGATTCCGTCCCCCTGTCCTTTAGAAGTGCGCGTCGTCTTTTAACAACAGATAGTGGAGCAAAATACTTTAGTGAGAATAATCATACGTTCCTAGAAGAAAGTGGACTCGACCGTCTCTCCCATTCACTCGACGCATTTTTGAAACCACCCCTAACTGCATACTCAAAACACGACATCATGCTAGGGTCTCCTCTCGTAACAACACCTCTCCGTTATCATTTAGAATCACATCGTTTTATTGCTACTACGAGAGGCAAAATACATGTGAAGTTATGTCCTCCTAAATATAGCAAAATTATTCCATTCACCAAAGACTATGAAAACTACGAATTCTGGTCTCCTCTCAATCCTTGGACAACCGTTCCAGGTAAAACGAAGGAAGAACACAAAGAAATCCTACAGAAAACGAAATTCCTCGATGTCGAAGTCAATACTGGCGACATATTATTTTTGCCGCCCTATTGGATGTATTCGATATCCTTTAGCGGAGATCCAGAAACAACGGTCGCCGCATTCACATACGACGTGGCAATGAATATTGCGGCACAATCGAAACATTGGGGATTATATTATTTGCAACAAAGCAATATAAAGACGCGCCCTGCAAAAACGATTGTTTTTTCTGAAGATGGAGATAAATCGACAGAAAAAATGGAAGTGGAAAATGAACCGAACAACGAATCCGCACGCGTGGATACCTCCGCGGTGCCAATGAAACGCGAAATAGTGACAAATGCGGGAACTTATACGGTAGGAAGTTCAGTTGCTTAGTTAGACCCTTGAATTTGACGACCACGATGAGACCCATGTATTTCATAAAACGCATCGATATGACTAAAAGGCAAATGTTTGATTTCTTCGCATTTTTTATTCATTTCCACTATTCTCTGGATTCCACTTTTTATACAGAGTTCACCTAAACATGTATCGTTTGACAATTGCATCATCGCACTAACTCTATCGCAAATAGTTTGAATTATGGATGCGAGAGGATTCTGTTCCGTTTCATTCAACTCGTCAAAATCGAAACAGCAAACATTTTGTCTCGATTTGTATTTTTCGTCTATTTGGAGACCGAGTTCTTTCCTCTCGGAACACACAAAATATAACTGATGGTCTTTGCCAAATGCTTCGGACAATCTATCGAGGTCTATGTCGTGTGATTTTAGAACTTGTACATTTGTAAAGAGAGGACGATTTCGATACATATTCCACTGCCCCACAATTCGTGTATTCTTGGTTTCAGGTATAATACCATAAAGCGCATTGATAAGAACAGTACTTGCCATCCGAGCAGGCGAAGACTGAAATATGATTACGTTCTTCATTATAGTCATAATGAGTATTATTTTGCAATATTATGACGCACATGTATTACAAAAATCACAACAAATCATGCTGTGATTCTTACGAAAAATCAGACCATAACAAAAATTGAACAAGCATTTAAAGAATTCGACAGTGAATAATATACCCCCACGCACTGCATATTATTTACTACTCTCTATCAAAACTATTACTTTGCTAAAAAATGTCCTCAAATCTTGCTCAACAATATCAAAAGAAAACTGACCGCGAACATATTTTGGATAATCCCGATACGTATATTGGTTCGGTTGAGCATGTCGATTCGTCGATGTATGTCTTCGACGAACAAGCAGGACATATTATGCTCCGAACCATCGAGTATATTCCGGGTCTCTACAAACTCTTCGATGAGGGTGTGGTGAATTGCCGTGACCATGTTATCCGTATGATTCAGCGTTCGGAAAGTGCCGGTGGGTCGAATACCAAGTTGGTCACGCATATCGAGATTTCCGTCGCAGAAGATGGAACTATCGAAATGACCAATGACGGCAATGGTATTGACGTAGCAAAACATCCTGAATATGATATCTGGATTCCGGAATTGATATTCGGGCATCTTCGTACCTCGACGAATTACGACAAGGACGAGCAGAAAATCGTCGGTGGTAAGAATGGGTTCGGATTCAAATTGGCACTTATTTGGTCGACTTATGGTCGTGTGGAAACCGTCGACCATATCCGCGGACTGAAATATGTGCAGGAATTCCGCAATAATCTGACGGAGATTGATGAACCCGAAATCACCAAGATGAAAACCACGAAACCATATACGAAAGTCTGTTTCCGTCCTGACTATTCCCGCCTAAGAATCGGAGGTCTGACACCCGATATGTTGTCGCTTCTCAAGAAACGCGTATATGATATTGCAGCGGTCACCGACCAATCGAGCAAGAAAGTCAAAGTATCTTATAATGGCACCCAAGTTCCGGTGAAGAATTTCCAGAATTACATCGACCTCTATATCGGACCCAAGGAGGAGACCAAACGCGTCTATGAATCCACCGATGAGAGATGGGAATACGCAGTTGCCATGTCGGAGACGCACGAATTTCAACAGGTAAGTTTCGTCAATGGTATTGCTACGAATAAAGGCGGTAAACACGTCGATTATATTGTCGGTCAAATAACACGCAAATTAGTGGATTATATTGAGAAAAAGAAGAAGATTCGTGTCAATCCCGCATCCATCAAGGAACAACTTATATTGTTCTTGCGTTGTGATGTGGTGAATCCGTCTTTTGATAGTCAGACAAAGGATTACATGAATACTCCTTCCAATAAATTCGGTTCCTCTTGCACAGTAAGCGATGGGTTCATTGAGAAAGTGGCGAAGATGGGAGTCATGGACTTGGCGTGCTCGCTCACAGAGGCGAAAGAGTCGAAGATGGCAGCAAAAAAGACGGACGGTTCAAAGACGAAGACTATCAGAGGAATTGCGAATTTCGTCGATGCAAATTATAGTGGAACAGACCGGTCGGGTGAATGTGTGCTGGTATTATGTGAAGGATTATCTGCTATGTCTGGTGTTATCAGTGGTCTTGGTAGTGACGACCGAAATACGATTGGTGTTTATCCTCTTAAGGGTAAATTGCTAAATGTGAGAGGAGAGGTGGCAAAGAAAATCGCGGATAATAAGGAAATCACCGATTTGAAGAAGATTTTAGGATTGGAAAACGGTAAGGTGTATGCAAGTATCGAAGACGTGAATAGGAATTTGCGATATGGCAAAATCATGGTGATGACAGACCAGGATTTGGATGGTAGTCATATTAAAGGTCTTTGCATCAATCTGTTCCATAGTGAATGGGCGAGTCTGACACAGATACCCGGGTTTATTAGTTTCATGAATACGCCGATTCTGAGGGCAACTAAGGGGCAACAGAAGAGGTTGTTTTATCACCAGGGGGAGTATGATGCTTGGAAAAGTGAAACCGAAAAAGCACCCGGAAATGGAGAAAAAGGATGGACAATCAAATATTTCAAAGGTCTAGGCACTTCCACCTCAGCAGAATTCAAAGAATATTTTGCAAATAAAAAGGTGGTTGATTTCACCCACGACGCCGCCAAATCCGACGATGCAATCGATATGGTATTTAATAAGAAACGACCGGATGACCGCAAGACTTGGTTGGAAAATTACGACAAACACGCATTCTTGGATACGAACAGACCTGCGGTCTCCTATGACGAGTTCATTCATCACGAAATGATTCATTTCAGCACCTATGATTGTGCTAGGTCGATTCCGAATATGGTAGATGGACTCAAGACGTCTCTCCGCAAAATCCTGTATTGTGCATTCAAGCGTCCATTAACAGCGGAATTGAAAGTCGCACAATTTGCTGCATATGTCTCTGAAAAAAGTGCATATCATCATGGAGAGGCGTCGCTGAATGCTGCGATTGTCGCGATGGCGCAGAACTTTGTAGGCAGCAATAATGTGAATCTATTGATGCCAAATGGTCAGTTCGGTACGCGTTTACACGGCGGCGATGATAGTGCGTCGGAGAGATATATATTTACTCTATTGAATTCGCTTGCTCGTGCCGTCTTCCCTGATGTAGATGATGCGGTCCTCACGTACCTAGATGATGATGGACAGATTGTAGAACCCGAATATTATGTGCCTGTAATTCCATTTGCCTTGGTCAATGGTATCTCCGGTATTGGCACTGGATTCTCGTGTAGTATTCAACCTTATCATCCACTTGCGTTGGTGGATTATTTGAAGCGGAAACTAACTGGTCAAGAGGTTAATGGCATTGATTTTGTGCCTTACTATGAGGGGTTCAAAGGCGTGGTCGAACGCATTGGAGATTCCACCAAATTTGCTATCCGAGGTACATATGAACGCCAAGACTCGGAGGATAAAGTCAGAATTACGGAATTGCCTATTGGGTCATGGACGATGCCCTATGTAACTTTCTTGGAGGGGTTGGTAGATGGAGGCGTTGACAAGACTGGCAAGAAGATTGCTCCGACCATCAAAGATTTCAAGTCGAACTCGACGGAAGTGACAATCGATATTACTGTGCAATTTCCTAAGGGTGCTCTCGCGACCATGTCGAATGACGCTTTAGAGAAGACACTGAAATTGGCGACGAGCGTATCGACGAGTAATATGCATATGTTTAATGCGGAGTGCAAGTTGCGCAAATACGAATCTGTTTCGGAAATCATCGACGAGTTTTATGTGGTACGATTGGAGACCTATGCGAAGAGGAAAGCGAATCAAGTGCAAGTCATGGAACAGAAATTGGTCAAGTTGTCGAATCGTGCTAAGTATATAATGGGCAATCTGAATGATACAATCGATTTGCGACGGAAGACGAATGAAACTGTTGTTAGTCTATTGGAATCGAAGGGATTCGATAGACTTGATGGTGACTACAAGTATTTAATAAAGATGCCTATGGATTCAGTTACTCAGGAGAATGTGGATGCAATCATGAAGGAGAAGGCGGATACAGAGCAGGACCTCGAGACTCTAAAGGCAACCAGTTGTGAGACTATGTGGATGCGGGAACTTGCGAATTTCGAAGCAGAATATGGTAAGTATAAATCAGCGAGAGAGACAATTCAGAATCCGGAACCGGTTGAAGGTAAAGAAGGTAAGAAGAAGATTGTCAAGGGGTCCGCTAAAGACAATAAGAAGGTAAGTAAGAAGTAAACACAGAGAGGTTTATTCGAGCACAATTGTATAATAGATTTTTATTGTAAATCGAATGAGTTACGTAGATATAATATGTATAACATTTGCTGAGATTGTCGGCGATTTCGGTTACAAAGAGTTCGCAAATAAAGGTGGAATCAAACCATTTGCAGTTGGAACTGTCGGTTATGTTGGAGTTATCTATTTTTTGATAAAATCATTGCAGGGTTCCAGTGTTTTATTGGTGAACTCCGCATGGGACGGGATTAGTGCGTTAGTAGAATCGTTGGCAGCATATATTTTATTAGGGGAGAGGTTCGACGACCCATACAAATATATAGGAATCGTATTTATTTCAATAGGATTATTTTTCCTCAAATTACCTGTTGTAAATGAACATAAATTCATGTTTCCAAAATTATTTCAATAACGAATTCAATAATATACAGAAATACAAAGAATACAAAGAAAATATGGTCATATCGTAAAATGAACCCCATATTTTTTATTTTTTGCTTGGCATCATTCACAAATGCTTTAAACCAATTATCCTTCAGTGGCGGTGGGTCATTCGGCGCAGTGGAAATCGGTATTCTGAAGCGCATTCAAGAACTCGAGAACAAGAATTTCGACCTCTATACAGGAATATCTGCCGGAGCACTCAATGCCGGTTATCTCTCCTATTACAAAAATCTGAATTTAGGCATAAAAAGTGCAGAACTACTTTACTCGAATATCCGAACCAAAATGATTTATGACATCTTTCCGAGTACGGGAATATCATTGCTGAATACCGACCCTCTCCGAAAAACCCTCGCAAATATTGTGCAGACAATGCCGAATGTTCCTGCAGTTCATACACTTATTGGTGCGACAAACATGTATTCCGGAAAACTCGATATCTATAGTTTTGAAGACCAATCCGACGATGATAAAGTCCGATTGCTGATGTCGTCGAGTGCGATTCCTGGTATGTTTCCTCCTATCAAATTCAAAGACCAATTGTATGCCGATGGCGGGACACTCAGCAATGAGTTGATTGACGTGGAGCATGACAATAGTTATCTGAATATCACCTTTATCACTCCATACGAAGATTATGCTTATAATGATTCACCAATCAATTCAATCAAAGATATGTTGTGTAGGACTGCAATGATTGTACTAAGTAATTTCAATAATCCGATGTCTTCACTCAATGAAAATTGCCGACTACCGATTGGTGAAATCAATAAGTATTACGTTCCACCAGACGTCCTGAAAGGATACAATATTCTGAATTTCGATAAAGGCGAAGAACTAATAGATATCGGATACAAGAATATGATACACAAAAGGTTCAGTCTTTGCTAGGGAGAGGGGGAAAGTACAGTAATAAAATTCGTAATTACAATTGTAACCACAAAATGCAGTCAGTATTTTGTGATTAATACGATTTAGGGATGGTGAATATATTGAAAAATGAAACATAATACTAAAATTGTTTTAATTATTCTATTATTGTTGTTCATATTGATACACGTTCATTTTTTCTTTGAATTCGACGAATCAGCAAATAGTTCAAAAAGAACGATTCATACAGACGGGTTTTGTTGTTTCAAGGCGGAAAGTCGAGAGGACGAGCACAATCAGACGCTCAAACGCCTTCCTCCCAACTACGTATTCCTCGATTATGAATATGTAATACATTCTGCTGCATTATCGACATTTCATCGCGACGTTACATCGAGTCAACATCTATATAACTGTGACTATCCCGTCTATACTCTCATAGTGTATGAATATGAAGGAGATTTGCTTTCAATCTGTCCGGAGAGCGAAAGAACATGGCCATTCGTTTGGACTCGCATAGTCAATCTATATGGCACTCCAGGCACATGCATTCTGTTTAACTCGGAATTATTACATGCCGGATTACCCAACCACTGTAAACCAAGATTTGCAAGACAATATAAGATTTGCCACCGGAATGATATAAAGAGATTGAAACATTTGCAAGGTGTGAGAGCAACAAAAGATGCGGAATGTGTGGATAATATGTCGTCGAATATGAAGCGAAAATTATCGTATTATTTTGCGTTTCTAATCAATCATGTATTTTATCCATTTTTAATGCAGAAATGGGGAAATGATACATGGATGGGTAAGATGCAGTCATTGTTACCAGACCATCAGTTTTATAATAATGTGTAGGATTACGCATTATACGCCACTAGTAGTGGAATAAATGTTGGATTTGATTGCATCTTTGGGAGCAGGACGCAATTCGACAAATGGACGGAATTCCAATGATTTATATGTACGATCGTTATTTGAAGGGCGATCGATCGGTGTTGGTAATGTAGATTGCATCACAAGGTAATTCATATACCCAATTGCTTCAGAATAAACATTTGGTACTGCATAATCTAATACTAACTTATTTAGACGTTCAACCTGTCCTTTAATATCTTTAGGGTAATGTTCAGCGTATTCCATATAAATGCCGCGCATGATTATTTTCAGGTTATCGACGTTTTGGTTGGGAATATTGATTTTCCCGTCGGATAATTTATAAACACTTGATCTTAGAGCATTTTGAACGATTTGCATATTTTCTGCTGAAAAATAAACTTGAGCGAGAACGTTCCATTCTGTCATGCCATTGAGTGCTTCGCTATATTCGCTGGGTTTATTGCGAATATTTACTCGTTCGTGCATGCGGAACATTGCTTCATGGTCTTGTAAAACGGCAATATCTACCAATCCGTTTTGTTTTTGACCTTCGAGAAGACGGGCGATATTTGTGGGACGATTTTTGTCTGGATTATTTTCAAATGGCATCCACGAATTGCTTGTAAATGAATTGGCAAATGCATTACTAAATGATTGCATTTTGAATGTTCTATTCGATATAACTTGATGAGAGAAATAAATGATTCGTGTTTATGCGAAGTAAACACGAATCGCGCTAATACGCACAAATGCGAACTATTACGCGCTAATACGCAGTTCGCATCAGCATCAAAAATCACGACTAACCCTATATGCTGGTCGTATGGATTTTAATCCGCACGACCAGACATTAAGGTACCCATAAATTGAGAGGATGATTTTATGTTCGTTATATATATTTTAATATCATTAATTTAGAAATGGACCCATTTTTCATGTATGTATCAATTGGTGCTTTAGTACTTCTTATATTGGTTTTGACATTGGTTGGCGTTGCGCTTACACAACTGCAGTCATTGGATTCATTTCCTCCTACCCAAAATGCGTGTCCTGATTTTTGGGATGTAAGTTCGAATCCTGCATATTGTGGAGTTCCCGTTGATCCAAATACGAAAAACTTTGGGTATATTGATATTCAAAACAAAAACGTGAATAAAGAAAATAAGCAAAATATTGGAATGTGTAATTCAGATACTCCGAGTTTTGGATGTACTAGAAACGGACAAAATACTATTTTGCAATTAGACTCCGCGCCAAATGACAAATTTCAATATATAAAATTAAATAATAATAACGGGTGGGGTAGATTATATCCTGGAATGTCTGAGAAATGCGCTCAGAGAAGTTGGGCGCAAACAATGAATATATCTTGGGATGGCGTTACAAATTACAATGGGTGTTAACAAGGGAACTACGTTCCCTTCGAAACCCTCCCTTCGAACCCCTTTTAACAAGGGAACGTAGTCACTGCGTAGCGCCTTCGAAACCCTCCCTTCGAACCCCATTTTAACAAGGGAACGTAGTCACTGCGTAGCGCCTTCGAAACCCTACCTTCGAACGCTACCCAGTACCAAAGGTTCAAATGCGGGCAGTCTGTGGTGGGTATACGACCCGTCCCATCAACGAAATGCATCACGTCCTAACACATAAATCATCAATCATCAATAAATAATATAAACTAAGGTGTTTCTATTATTTTACATAAAGATATCATCTATCATCTATCATCATGGATGATCCTCTTCTCGATATTTTCAGTAAGAATGAAAATAATCATAATTCGCACTCAGAACATACAACCTCTCATCGTGTAGGTCAAATGAAACGCATACAATCCACTGCATTAGAATTATTCACTAAAAAGAACACCGATTATGGAGACGCATTTGCGGAGTTCGGCGTTATTGGAGTATTGATGCGAATAGAGGATAAAATAAAACGTTCATTGTCGATTACAAAAAATGGTGTCAATCTGGTAAATGATGAAGGTGTTCGAGATACATTATTAGACCTACATAATTATGCCGCAATGGCACTTATGTTATTAGACGAATAACTGGCAGGTCGTTTTTTAGTCTTCTTCTTCCACTTCTTCCTCTCCATCTACGAGTTCATTCATACTTGGTGAAGCATTTGCTTTCGTTCCCATTGTAAATTTTAATATTCTTGGAACTTCTCCATGTAGCATTTCTAATTGTCGAATAGATGCGGAACTTTGATTTAGAGTTCTAACTGGCGTTTCGGGGTTTGTTCCCGGTATGTTCATTTCCATCACGCTATATTTCAACAATCGCAGATTATTTATTTCGGGCATGTATTCTCGAATATACACATCTGTCGCCGTATGAAGCGCGTCTCGATTTCCCGACGTCTCATATTCTTCCATATACGCATTCATCTTATTCTTTATTTCAGCAAGTAGGTTTATTTTTGATTTGATTAATTCGCGTTTATGAACATTAAATCGTTTATCCTCTCGCATATCAAGGTCTGTTTTATGGAGGAATGCAAGCATGTTGTATTCTTCAATCAAATCTTTGAATTTTGCGACAGTCTCTTGTTCCGAAGCATAATTGAATAACACGTCCATTTTTTGACAAATGATTTTATCTTTTACTTCTGTCAACAAGTTATAATTATCATTCGCAAATGAATCGTCATGTTCGAATCTGCCTTTAAATATTTCTATGCGGAGAGCACAAGGTTCATTTTTATCCCCGCAAAATGCCAATAATTTGTCCTCTCGTGATTTGAAAATAGTTCCTACCGGTCTTTTGCAATTCACGCATTTAGGACGAAGTTCTCTTGCCTTTTTTTTAGCAAATTTTTCTCCAAGTCCCCGGTCTAGTATTTTATTTTTCATAACTGACCTAGCAGTTGCTGCTTTTGTTTCATATTCCGTCTTGAGACGAAAGTAGTCATGCATGCTATCAACGAATTCGGACTCGGTTCCTTTTGCTCGGTCACTCTCCTCCGACATAGGCGTTTCCGGCATAAATGCATAATCCAATACAATCTTCGGATTACCTTCTTCCACCTGCAAATCAACAATGGATGGTGGCACGTTTTCTATGCGCAACATGTGATTGTTTTTGCAGTGTAATATGCGCAGTTTTGGGAGAGATTGTAGGTTGATAGAGGTCAAATGATTGTTATCTACGTACAGCTCCTCTAAAGATTCCGGCAAATTGTGTTTACTTAGTCGTTTCAATTGATTTCCATTCATATGAATGGTTTTCAAATTAGGCAAATGTGTTAGGTTAAGTGCTTCAATATAATTGCCATTTAGATTGAGGGTTTCCACTGATTTTGGAAGTTGCGGACATTCAACAAGAAGTTGAAACGTCAAATTCACATTTTTCACACCATTTGGGATTCCATTGACCTCTGTTATGTTACCTAGGGTTCTCGTTGAAATTGACACCACGTTTAAAGGAGTGAGTTTGAATAGATTAACGTCTCCCGCAAGATTCATTTCTGGAATAATAAATTCCGTCTCGCGAGCACTTACCGCCATTCGTTGAATCTTATCGTCAATCCTCTGTTGTGCTGAGTTTCGTTCTTTTGCTAAATTTCGTTTTGCTAATATTGTATCCATTTTTTACTATGTATGTTATCTTAATTTAATAAACGATATATATTTCATGGATATATCGTGTATTTATTCTGTCATGTATAGTTGAGTCGAATTATGCCAATCAAATAGAATAAGGGTCAAATGATGAATCAGATTGCGGATGAACTACCGGCAATCCAGATATTTCAGCACCCTCTGCCATACGATTCGATTCATTTATCCGCCGGTTTTGTTCTTGGAAATATCGGATTTTAGACAGCACATACTCTTGGTCTTTTATTAATTTATAATTTGCCTCTGCTTGTGTGGGACGACTTTTATATCGATAATAAAGGAATGCGGCGACCGCGAAAAAAAATGTAAATGCAATACCAGCATTCCAAATAATTCGATGATATTTAACCCGAATCTCGTGGGATTTTTTCAGTGCCCCGTCTAAATAATATATTGCAGATTGGTCTATTAATTTTGGCGGCAACGGTTCATCTTCCATATCCGTTGATTTTAACAAACCCATACATTTTTGCAGCAAATATTATCACGCACACAAGGAAAAATGCTCTACATAGATAGTAAAACCCTAAAAATCGAAAAATCGAAAAACCTAAAAAAATAACACATAACTAAAAACAAACAAATAACAAAGTATTGCCAGAAAAATGGACACCAACCAAATAGGCACAACCGTCTTCTGTTTATATCCAATACCAAACTGACGAAACGCTCCATCTTTTGTATAAAGCAGAGCAGGTTTGAAATGATGAATCAGTGCAAATAATGTTAGAAATAACAATATCGAAATACTCGTTAGATTTGCACGAACAACACTTTTAGGCAAAAATGGAATTCTCATTTATATTCTTTGAAATAAGACGAGAAGACGATATTGCATGGTAACCGTCCAAAAAGAAGGTTCCCTGCGGACCTTATGGAGACGCGTTCATCACTTACAATGTAAGATAGAAATCCATTATCAAACCGCACGACTAGACATTAATATTCATCATAATCCTCTCGTTCAGCATCTTCTTCATAATAAATGCCATCCATGTAGTTTTCATCCAGGTTTTCCCAACCATCTCCTTGATCGTATTCTTCCGACTGTTGAATACGTTCCATTCTCTCTAAATCTTCTACTTCATCGCCGTCTCCAATATTATCTGCATCTTCTCCAATAACAGCGAGTGACGATTGTATTGCATCAGATACATTGACATCATCTGTATGCCATTGCGCGATTTCTTTATCGTACGCGGACTTTTCATATTGATATAGTCCTTTCTGCATTCCCACATTCCATCTACCTATTTTATGTTTTCGAAGTGCTTGTTCTACGCGACGTTCATCTCTAGTTAGTTTTGCTAAATAGTCTGTAATGTGTTTCTTGTCTTTGTATTTGAGAGAAGAAGTGTAATTAATAATCTCATTGTAATTGCGATTGAATGCCAGTTTTGTATCGCGTTCTCGTGTCAATATCGCGGATATCCATGCTGCCGCCATCTTCTTTAACTCAGTAGTATCACTTTCCACAATATGAATTTGACGTATTTGATTTGTAGCGCCATAGTCCTCGTTCATATCTAAATCTTCGAATGCAAAATCACTGAATTCTTCTCCGGTTTCAGTTTGGCGTTTCTTGTTCGTTTTAATTTCTTCGGCGCGCATGTGAGCAAACCCTTTATCATTTGCCAAAACCACATATTCATGCAAAGCAGATAATACTCCATATTGGCATAAAAGTAGAATTGTTTCTTCGCTGTAAAGAGACCAATATTTTACACCCTCTCTTACGAGAGGAGCGAATACAGGTATCTGTTCCACGAAAAGCACTAAATCTGTCAAATTTGCAACGACTGTATTCAAATAACGATTAAATGTCGTGTTTGAATTGTCGCCAGACATGGCAGCAATTTCTTTGTAAAATGATTCCGCCGAATCCTCTAAATATTTTCGATGAACGACCGAGAATGACCAATGTTTCGGAATATTGCTTTGAAACTTATTTGCCAATGCTTTATTCGGATAGACTTTGGATATATTGTAAATAATGTTGTATATTTCTTTTACAGTTGTTGCTGTATCACCGAACTTCCATTCAGATATGTTTTCTAAAAACGACGACAATTTATCTAGATTACTTAAACTTGTATTTGCATGTGTGTCTAAAAAGGAGATGATTGCCTCTCGCATTCCAGCATTTGCTCTCTGTAAATACCGATTCAGTTTACGGTTATTCACGCGTTCTTCATGAACGGCAACATTCGACTCATAGTCGCTTAACGTGCTTCTCAATAGTTCGCGTAATCGTTCTTCAATAAGGGACGAGTTCTTATCGTCGAAATAATTTAGCATGTCTTTCAATCCGCTTAATGCTGCAATATCTTTGTCTACCATTCGGTAAATCATATTGCGCGAATTAATCACGCGCATAATGGAATAGAAATCCTCGATTCCGTAATTTTTGCCGTGTTTTTTCATAAATGCAATCTTCTCATCTAAAGACGCAAAACGATTATATTCTGGTTTTGTTGCGGCGAGAGGTATCAAATCTGACGGAATGACGGCGTCATTATCAAAATTGCAGAAATGAATATAGGTTTCATAGATAGTTCGGGAAATAATTGTATCCGGAATTGCGGCGCCGACAATGCGAGAGGATTTAGGGTCGAATAATGTTTTTGCTTTAGTCAATTCTGTTACCTTATTGAGAACCGATTCCATTCTTTTCGCTTTTTGCAAAACTTGTGTCAAGTCTGGGCGTTCTTGTTGGAAATAAGCGATTGGATTCGTTTTCGAACCGTCTTCATTGCAACACGCATTCTCTAAAAAGGCACTACCACCTCCACTAGAAAGAAGCATTTGTTTCTTGCGTACAATGTTGTCAATTATCTCATACGTGAAATATCCATGCTTCAATAATTTGCCTTTGATTATTCCTATACTTTTGAACTGTTCTGAAGAACCATGCAATATGGATTGGAATAGTTCTTTCTCGTATTCATCGCTGATTCCTTTTACTGAATTCGGTTCGGTTGAAAATGGCACGACAGGAGGCATAAAGTGTATCCAACGACGAATCGCCACATCATCTGGGACGACTTGGTCAGGGTAATTGACTAGATAATCGCGTTTTATATCGTATAGTTTTTGCACATCTGGTCGGACATACATATAATTTTGCATTACTGTTTTCATGCGTTTTAGAAGATTATCTACGCTGAGAGGTTCAATTGCCGACCAAGGTAATTCAGACGCGCGTTTGGATTTGTCTAATACACATGCAATGTATTTGAGACCAGATATATTTTCACTATTTGCATCTAAAGGAAACCCAGCAAACGATTTGACGCATCCGGGAAACGTCTTCTTTGTGTTAAAGGACGGAATCAATGTTTGCATTGCGGCAAATGTAGAACAACTGACAATGATAATCAGAAGTTGGTTATAATAAACCGAATAGGGCATCCGAGGTTTCTTTTGTTTTGTTTGACCCGACGCTTCTAGTGCTAATTGTTCATTATATGGTTCTGCTGCCATTACAATGCTTGGGTCATTCATCATTTCCATTGAAACGCGCAACACAAACTCTTCTATGCTAGACTCCACGGTGTCTTTCAGAATGCCCATATTTTCACTTAGAACGAGGAATACATTGTATGCTGCTTGCGCCGTCGGATTTTCGAATACTTTGTTCTTTTTTGAAAGTGTATCCAATATCATTGTACCAATATCGGTTTCCTCAATCACTGCATTCGTCGTTACTCGAAACCCGGATTCATCGAACCCTTCTTCCGCACTGAAATCGATTTTGCGAAGGACATATCCGGTATATTTATCGACAATCGCGTCACCATCGTCGCTCAATTGACCATTGTCGCGGAGTATTGTGTCAAGCGTTCGCGAGTATTCGTCATACATAAACGCGGATGCCAATAAAAAGAGAGATTCGGGGAATAATCTCGTATTCGTATCAACACAATACAACCAGTGAGCATCTTCTTCCATATTATAATTTGGTTGTCTGCAATATTTCTTAACGAATGTGTAAATCATATTTTGTCTTGTGACGAAATCGGACCATCCAAGTATTCTTTCGCGCAAATCGATGTGCGGACTCTCGACTATTAAATCGGTGGATTTCGCATATTTACCTAAATTGTAACTATATGCGTTTTGACGATAGAGTTTTGAATTATCAAGTGCGTTTTTGCGGCGAATCTGTTTTCGTTTTTGATAAATACCGGAACTCAGTTCTTCTGACACTTCTTCAAATGTTTTAGAAACCCGACTTTCAAACTCTTCTATCATTCTTGCGCGCTTAGAAAGACGCATTTGTAGTGCTGCCATGTCAGAAGGAACGCATTGATTCACGTTCGACAATTTATTGCAAGACTCGGATAGTTCACAGAATAAAGTATTGGTGTCAATAAATGATTCTTCATCGACACTCTTATCCAGTTCCCATTTATCATTGTTTCGGCGGTAATATTCGATGCGTTTACGCGTTTCGGACTCTTTATCCATTTCCGATTTGTCTTCTTCTGACGCTTCTTCTCGCAATTTGTCGGCAATTGTCGGTTTCGTTTCGAGTATCGCATATTCTCCATTACTAACGCGTTTCTTTTTTGCTAGAATCGTATCGGCAAGTCGTTTTGATAAATGAACCGGACAATCATGTTTTTGAATAAGAGTCTCAGTGAAAAATTCGCGGAACTGTTCATCTTCTCTAAACCGCTTCTTCTCATCTTTGTATTTATCCAATAACTGGTAAGGAGTATCATCGTATTCTTTGTCGTAAAACACGTCGGTATTGTTATCGTCTTTTCGTAACTCCGTTATCGACCTATATTTCTTTGCAATAAATTTGCTACCACATGCGTTCGATTTCGCATTCATTTTTACATTTTCACTGCTGATATCTGGGAATTTTAACAGTCCTGCTACGGATTCGGGAATGGTCAAAATATCAATCAAATATAGATTCAATATTGCAGCATATGCATTTGCACCGTCTATTGACAGTAATTTATGCAGTGATTCAGACGAGGTTTGTGTAAAATGTTTTGACGTTTTCTTGTCCGAATCATCCGCTTCCATCATGTTGTACGTAGTCAACAAATAATCGTTGAACTCTTTCTTTTCACTCAGAATGGCATGAATGCGATTAATCGAGTCTGGAACAAGGGTTTTCATATTTTTAAACGAATTGTACGTTTTGCGAGAACTTGCAATGCTCGCAACATATTGTCTTATTTTTTCTTTTATGTAGTATCGAATCTCCACATATTGTTTAAATGTAATGTTCTCGGATTCAACCAAAAATGGTTCGAGTGATGCTACCACATCGGCGAGAGAATATAGATGTTTGATAGACGGACGCAACCATCTTATTAATGTGCGTGTTCGCGGAATTATCGCATTCAAAAATTGACGGAATGTTTCTTCGTTTTCTGGATAATTAGACGCGCCACCATATTTCTCTCCAATTACATAATTTATAGGAACTTTTAAAAACTGGTCTTCTTTGTCTTTGTCTTTGTTTGTCGCATCCTTATCCTTATCCGTATCCACATTCAAAGATACATTCGTGTCTTCATATTCGATTTCTTTGTTTAAATCTTCAACTACTTTTGTGCGTATTTGCGTTTTTTTATTAAAAATTCGGAATTTATATATGGGAATTTCGGATAATTTTGATCTCGCATAAACATTCGTGCTAGGAGAAACGGATTGAGATTGCATTAAAACTGCTCTAGGCAACATGATAATAGACCTGACATTGACGCGGTCTGCATCACCAATCGCGGTTTGATTATAAACGCGTTTTCTGGTATTTTCATCCAATACTTGACGAGAGTATGCGACTGTGTAACGTCGAACAGTATAAGCATGTTTACCGGTTTTATGTTGCGCACCTTCTGCCATAATAGATGAATCCATTTGATATTTATCGTCGTTACTCACCAATACCTCAGTCGAAATCTTTGTTTCTACTCCGCGGAGATAAATGGGAATATCTTCCGGTTCCGGTTCGAGACGATTAGCAAAAGGCGCGAAAATAGTATCCATACTCGTCATCATATCGTCATATTTATTTGAATCTGAATGTTCAGTATTCATGTATTCTTTCTGTGTATTCATTAGTCTTTCGATGAAATCAGACATATTCGTTTCAATGTGAGAGGTTGCGCCGTCATATGAATCTTGCGTTTTTTTGGTAGAATGTGCCATTAATTCATTTTGTTCGTATGTGACCGGCATTATCCATTTAATGTCGCGGTCTAGATTAATAATATGGTCGATTATGGGTTTATGTAGAATGCTAGTGACTTTTGGCATGACAACGTCGCCGTTTTCGTCAAATACAGAGAACACACGTCGCAATTCTTTGAATCGTGTAACGAATTTATGAATATCTTTCATTGCGGTCGTCGTTCTTTTTTCCACTGGCAATTTCGACACCAATTCCCCGAGCAAATCCGCGACTTGAATTTCTTCTCTGTATCTGCGGTCACTCTCTCTGATTTCGAATAACATATCAAGCGCTTCTAATTCCCCGTCTTCATCCTCTCCATCTGATAATGGAATTTCAATATCAGACTGCAAATATTCCTCAATGACTTCATCTGGAGATGGATTACTAACTGACGTTTCTGGAATATTGACAACCAATTGACCATCGTCTTCATCTAGTTCCATTGTCGCGTCTTGTTCTATCTCCTCACGTGTCATACTCGATGTGCCATCCATTATAGCACGAAGTGATGTGGTAATCGCTTTCGGTTTTTCTCGTAAAATGATTTTATCTATAGGCAGTGATTCTGGTATTCCTTGATAAGCAAAATCGATATAAATGACACGCATTCCTGGATAAGTAGTCAATTCAATCATATCTTCTTCTAAATTGGTGATTTCTCCGGAAATAATGACAGGTACGTCTCCATTGAAATGAACATCAACCCATTGAGGCGGTTGCAATTTATGCTGTCTTGTAAACCCCGGCACTTCACTTCGACTTAGCAAATCAATTTGAGTAATCGATTCATCTGCTACGTATCCATCAATATTAAGTCGCAATAATTGATGATTCGACGTATTCAGTAGTTTCAACTTCAATTCATCGATATAATAAACATAATATGTCTGTTGGTCGATATTTGTGTTTCGGTTACCGTGTATCAATATAACATCGCCTAATTCAAGTGACCGTATTTCTACGTCTATAGATAAAGTTCGAGGTGACTTATCGTCATCATTATACTCTATTTCGGCATTGGGGTCTAATTCATTTGTTGATTCATTCATGTGATAAGTATTGATGGTAAAAATTGAACGTTGTAACTTATAAAATAGTCTTATATTATCTTCCTTTCATTTCACTTGTTATTATCAAACGAACATTAAGACTACATTTTATAATTACTATCATTTAAACCGATTTAAAAAATGTTTCATCTACCTATTCCAATTGAAGGCAAATCAGGTAAACCAATCAACGTTATTAAGCGTCAATCCCAAGAATATGATTACAATATTTTGCAATATAAATGGGAAACAAATGAAAAAAATAGTGAATATATGTGCGAATCTGGCGAATGCCACGAACCATATACAATCCTTACCAACTCTCAACAAACAAAAGTATTCGCTTTTATGCCGCCTAGACAAACAATCGACTACCACAGTTTTCGCAAAGATTACGCCGATTCGGAAATAAACCAAGACGCAACTGAAATTGAGGTAAGAGAAGCGATAGAAGGTACAATGATTACCTTCTTTTGGAACGACGAAATCGAAAAATGGGACATATGCACGCGCAATGGCGTCGGATGCAATTACGCTTTCAATCGTCCCACATTCTCAACAGACGCACTACCAAAAACATTCCGCGAAATGGTGTTGGATGCACTGAGAATACGGTCCAGCAGTAACATAAATGATTTGTCCGACGCGACAATGTTAAATTATCTTTCGAAAACATTTTGTTATGTATGCGTTTTGCAACATCCAGAAAATCATATTGTATATTCGCATTCTCATTTAGATACATGTTTAAAATTAATTGCAATCTATGAAACAGGAGCAATGCCACCATTGGTTCCAAATGACTCGAATGAACATTACCTCGACTCCGTGAGAGAAGTTTCGAGTCCGCAACGTCTGCAAGAATATTTAAGCAACCCGTTCGACGAGTTTGACGAACAAATATGGAATTCGGGATTTAATGTATTCGGACAGTATCCCGTTACTATAGAATTCCTGCAATCCACATCCGAACTCATAACTTTCAAACAAGACCTGTTTGACCAATACAGGAATGTCCGTGAAAATATCATTATTCACTCGAAAGATATCGACGAACACTCGCATTCTATCTATTATCCGCCCGCTTGGCATCTTACGAATATTCGAACCGGACAACGATGCGAAATACCCAACCCGTTCTACGAAAAGGCGAAATCATTAAGAGATATGCAACCAAATTTGCGATATTTGTATCTCACTCAAAGAAAGAATAAAACGGTTGAATACTACTTGAAAGCATTTCCTAGATATACAGAAGAATTTTTGAAATTGGGAATGGAATATGAATATTTTATTATAGAAGTTCGCAATGCATACGTGCAATTCTATATATTGAAACAACGCGACTCAAACGAACGGATACCGAAACAATATTTTGTACATGCCGCGCGAATCCATCACAATATATACTTGAAAGTCGAAGACCCGTCAAAAAGAAAAACGGTAAATAAACAAACGGTAATTGAATATTTCGATCAATTCACTCCGTCCAAAATGTTCTACTTCATTACAAATAAAGAAGAAGAACCACAAAATCAATTGAATGCCGCGTAAACGGTCGATAATTTGCTTAAATCTTGTATATACTTTGCTATATGTTCTTTGTTTTGAACACTCATATGTTTAATTGGTTCTCTTATATTATTAATCATATCTAATACATTTTGCACATTTTTTACAGTAGTAAGGTCGTTGCTATAATCTTTCTCAGTAAAAAAATCGACATTACATGCGTCTATATAAGACTTGTATTTGCAATAAACACCTGAATACCACACCTTTATAATGCTAGTAGGATTAATCTTTTTTATTGTTTCAAATGATTCCTTACCTGACAACATATCAACATTCTCAGGATAAACAGATATAATGTCATCCAACATTTCAAAAAATAATCTGTTAAATGCTTTCATAACTATCGTCTTATCCGTATTCATTTTTGCAGATTTAATAATATAAATGATGTTAATAATATTTATATTATTACGAGTTTGTATTTATTTGTAGGTTTTACAAATAGCAAATTTCATGGGAAGGTTGCTTTCCATACAAAATATTTTGCGAATCTCTTGCGTTTAGTTTTTGGTTTGAACCATACCCACCTCCGTTGTTATATCCATTATACTGTTCCGGAGGACGCATATTACTTATTTCCGGAGAAATAATATGATTCAATTGCTTAGCAATGAATGGCAACGAACTTTGCAAATCGCTATTTCTTTTTTGTTGAAGAGAATCAACCGTGATATCTTCGCCTAATTTTACGTGTCTATGTACCGGTGGTCGTTGTAATTCAGGGACTAAAATTTGACCAGTATTGTACATTACACCAGGAACAGAATACGCATTGTACGTGGTGGCGTTCGTCGGAAGATTTGCATTTGCCGAAGGAAACATACTTTGCGAACCATCGACGTCTACCGAATACTTTTTATGTGGAACATTGTTCGAACTGCCTATCTCTGCCGACATTTGATTCGATTCATCTGGATGTGTATATATCGATGCGGGTTCGGTATTCACAGACACATAATTATGCATTTGTCTTGTACCACCTTTACCTTTTGCAGACAACTCTTCCGGCGGAGCATTGTACATGGTGTATGTCTCAGATACTATATTCACACCACCCGAAGAAGGCGATAAGATGTATCCAATCGGTTCTCCTCCATTCTGAACTGCGGCATTGTTAGGGTCCTGTTGAACTTGGGAATTTACATAATCATAAATATCGTCTCCTACAATAGCAGTAAAATTTTGATTTACTCTCAAGATGGTAGGGACTCTGGATACGTTTGGCGGGAGAGACGTTTTTACTCCGCGGTCTAATGTAATAGAAACCTGTCTTGTATTTGGGTCGATTGACCTGCGGTCAATACATACGAAATTATATTTCTCCAATACGCAGATTTTTGCTAAATGCGCGAGAAGTTTCTGACAAAACTTGCAATTGTTGCTGTAATACAAAACGTCCATTTTCGGAATTCGATTTTTATATTTATATGAATATAAAAATCCGACGCATTATGTTTCGGGACATAATACGCTTTTCCTCACCGTTTCTTCCGAACAGCACATCAATTCGGATACGCGTTTGTTCGAAAGTATGCGATTCTCATGCAAAAAATATTTCAAATACAATACTCGTCTCGTAAATGGTGACAATCCCCGCAACTCAATAGGCAATGCTTCAGATAAATCGTATTTTTCATGTATTCTATCTACTATGTTTTCGTCTTCATCTGTCGAATGAACAGACATTGTCTCAATTTGCCACGGTTCATACATAGCATGTAAATTGATATGCAATAAATTATTGTATTCGATGTTCGTCATTGTCTGTCCTATATTCCTTTTATCCGGTTTGGATTTCATTCGAATCCGTTTTGGTAGACTACTAAGAGCATATGTATCCGTCAATAATCGGCAAAGTTCGGACTTTATATAAATCTCGGCATATCGCGTGAAATCCGATTTCCCATTGTATTTTTGCGTTGCCTTGCACAGTCCGATTTTGCTAGACCATATCAACTCCGCATTTTGTATATTATAACATTTATGCTTATGGGTTCGTTTGAAATCGAGTGCTTTTTTTATTGCCAATTTTTCATACGATTTATATAATACGATTTGTACTGTTTCTTTCTCTCTTACACTGATTTGCGGGTTTTTAATTAGACTCGTTATCCATCGCATTTGTTCGGTACTTAAATGCAAAGAAACCACTAAATGTACATTATACACAAATAATAGCAATAGATACAAAATATTCATTGTTTCATTAGATATGATTTAATTAGATATAATATATCATATATGACTGCATATTTATGTCATTTTCATTTTCATTCTTTGCACGCAAGATACATATTGCTGACTCCCCCGATTGTGACAATCTTATATTTCAGTGCTTCTCTCAAAAACCCAAATAGAGTCGGATTCGATGCATTCGATTCAAATAAAATGGGAGGATAATTCGATTCGCGTAAAGTATCTAATCCTCCTCTCAACACATTCAATTCATTATTCTCCACGTCCATCTTGATAAACCCTACATTCCTTAATCCAAAACTGTCTAATGTTCGAACTTGGATAGTTTCCTCTCTCAACACCTTTTCATTGTCACCTGGTAAAAGAGATGAACCTCCACCATCATTACTGACGATTTTGAGAACTTGGGAACCAGTTTGTTCTTCACTTCCTAATCCACATTGGTGGCAGATGATTTTGTCACTGAGACCCGATATAGCAACTCCGCCGCAGAGAGCATAATAAGTGGAACGCTGAGGTTCAAATGCGACAACCTCTCGCACATTCGTTGCAAGTGAAATTGCATAAGTTCCTGTATGAGCACCGATGTCGAGGAATGTTTTGTCTTTATTGCAAAATTGTTTTGCCCACTCTATTAATTGACACTCGAATAATCCTTTTTTGCAATAATAATCTAGATTTACTTCTGGGAGAAAAAATACATTGCGTTTTCCTGGATTTAAATGGACTATTTGATTGTCCGTATTGTCATCCGTTTGATTGGCAATTGACTTGGTTAGAAAAAAATATTTCGTGGTCATTTATGTTATCAACTCATGAGAGGATAATGTAAATATTTTAACGCGAGTACGATTATTATCGCAATCTATTTTGTTAGATTATTATATATTTGCATTCTCGCATTCGCTTATAATCAAAACATGCAAAAATACATGAAACACTTATTATGGTTCCTATTCGCGGTTTTTGTCGTTTTTGTTCTAGGGTACCACTATTTTTATGGACACTTTTTTAAGACCTCTAAAGAAGGAATCGATAAACAATGGCACGAATACGTCGATGTAGTATATTATATAAATCTCGATAGTCGAGAGGACAGGAAAACCGAATTTTTAGAAGAAATGCGACGAATGCAAGTACCGGATGAAAAGATAGTGAGAATTTCTGCCGTGAATAAACCCGGACAAGGAGATTGGGGGTGCAGTCTCAGTCATGTGGTCACCATGTCGCAATTCATCGATTCCGGTCTAGATAATTGCATCGTATTTGAAGACGATTTTGTTTTTACACAAGATTTACAAACACTAAATACAACATTCCGAGATGTATTGGAATCTGTACAAAACTACGACGTAATCATGTTATCCGGTAATGTAGTAGAGTCAAAATCGACCGAACATAATCATATTGAAAAAGTGCTTGACGCGCAAACCGCCTCCGGATATATGGTGAATCGTCATTATGCTCCTGTTTTATTGCAAAATTATAGAGATGGAGCAAAGTTGATTGAACAGAGTTACAAAATAGGTAAATCAGACGCATTGCAAGGACCATTTTGTATAGACCAGTATTGGAAACGATTACAACCACAATCGAATTGGTTTATTTTTTCACCTAAAATGGGGTTGCAACGCGAGTCGCATTCTGATATTCAAGGTGGGGTTGTTAATCCTGGAGTCTAAAAATATTATCGTCGTAAAAATATTCTAATTTGGTCGTATATAAATATACTTATCCGAAGATTAATTTATCTACTGCCGTCCTCACACAAAACATACGATGAACAACAATCCCAAGTATAAATATTGCAATTATAGTTTTGATATACGAGAGGCGGAATATCCATGCAATCAATATTGCGGAAAATAGAACAACTGTTGTATCTAACAACGCGATTCCAAAGATTCTGTATTTACGTAAACCATCAGTAGAACCGGATTCACCTAATATATTTTTGTATTTGCAAAGAGGATTTTGCATTATTATTTGATTGGCATATAATATCAACGAATATTGCAAATAGCACTAAAATGGACGACCAAGTAGAAAGCAGAATAACCCATAAGCATCGCCATCGGCAACGGCAAAGAAAAGCGCGGTATACATTTCCAAATGAACTGGATGAGAATGTGTCGATTCCTTTACGTCGTCATTCCATGTCGAGTGTAAATGTAGAGCAAGAATATAATAACAATGTAGGGGGTGACCAAATAGAGGAATCGTCATATGAAAAACACTTCATTATAACGAAAACCCTTGAAGGGGTTAAAAAAGAAATGATTATCAAAAAATACAAGAAAATTCACCCCCCACATACTATACAAGAACAAGAACAAGAACCACTTCAGGAATATGAAGATGTCGGGGCGCAAATCATCTCAAGTAAATCCGCTAAAATATTGAATACTGTGTCGAAAGTGGCAATGAAAATAGTATATTATATTGGTATTCTATCTTGTATTGCAATTTGACAATTTGCATCATTTTCTTACACAAATATGATACAAATATGAGGTTCTAATGTATTACATTCTATTTTGCAAAGAATTGAACGCCTTTTATATTCTATTTGTAATACAATAATTACAACTATATCGACTTTATTACAATATTCATTTTATTTCGAAAATAACATGAATCTATTTATCCTCTCACTTATTCAACGCGAAATCGCACAATACATGATGGACAAACATGTCAGCAAAATATTATTGGAGGCAGTTCAGATGCTTTGCTCAGCAAAAAGAATATTGGACCCGGATGATACAGAGGTCAACGACCGCCTCTATAAAATGGCGCACAAAAATCATCCAGTGACTATATGGTGCCGTAAATCACGCGCGAATTTCATCTGGGCACTCGACTTGGTAGAAGAACTCCATCGAGATTACAGAGATTTGACCTAAGTCAAATCTCGCAATTGCGGTAAGCGTCTTTGGACGCTTATCCTGTAATGGCGATTTCGCTATGGTCATCCAGATACGAAAATGCACAAATCATATACTATTGCTTGTTTGATTCGAGAGAATATGCCTGATGATAGTCGATTTGAGGTAAGTGGATTAACTGCATTTGATCTTGCTATGCCCGACGAATACAAATCGGATGATGCGGTGGAATCTTATCGGAGATACTATATGTCTCCGGAGAAACAACGCATTGCTTCGTGGAATAAACGTCGCGAGAAACCCGATTGGTACCGTGTTTGTGTTTGAATAATATTAATTATTATTATGTAATGCTACATGAATCACACAATAAAAATAAAAATAATATATTATTTTTTATGCCACACTATTCTACAAACTACAAATACAAACTCTGTGTCGTAGCAATATGTTTCAAAATAAGTGCATCCACCCCCGACAATGTATGTGCCAATTCCATTGCCCCCGTCCCAACTACCGGATTCAAGACTTCACACATAGCAATCATCTCTTTCACCATAGCACTCACTTTCATACATGCCTTCGCGAAATCACCCGCAGATACAGAAGATGCCACTAAATCCCTCACAAACTGTTTACATTCCATCTCCTCCTTCAAATCACACCACTCCGTCATCGTATCCACCATATCATAACAAAGCACTCCTTCATACACAATACCCGTGTAACAATACTCAGCAATTTCCATATCACGCACTTTATCATATGAATTTTGCAATAAAATAGTGGCATTCTTCACTCGTTCATCCTCACAACTCGGACTCGTAGAGTGCTGGTGTTCAGGCAATCTCACATCCACAAAAACCGACAATAACCCCACCAATTGTTTTGCCGTCCATCCTTGAAACCAGTTTTCAGATAGTATCAATATTGCGAGAGGTATCGGATGCACCTCGGCAAATTGCGCGGCAATCAGTCCGAGAGGAGAAGTCAATGTATATTCTACATCCGATTTGGATTCCACATTCTCGTCTAAACACATCAAACGCAATTTCTGCATAATATCGCATACTATATCTGTTTGGATTTTCAAATGATGAGTCGTTTCGTCGATTTCAGACTCCACTCGTGTAACATACGACTCCAATGCGCGTACTCTCGCAGTCAATCCAATATCGTCGATTATGTGTTTATACTGGTCTTTCAGTGCCGTCATCTTCCTCTCAACATCTTTGCGTTTTTTATTGACTGAATTCTGATGTTGTGTTGTCAGAATTTCGTATTCATCGCATTTATCGAGAGGAGTCCGAATATGTTGCAATCCAGTTTTCAATTTCACTAATTCGGTTTTCGACCTTTCTAAATCGATTTCTTGCCTCTTCACTTCTGCCAAAATATTGTTCTTGGACATACTCCTCTCAACAAACAAATGAAAATTATTGCTGACACCCTTCTTGATAAGACTCAAAATCATCTTATAGTCGATATGGAACTTGCTCACTAATTTTTGCGGTTTACCTGAAAGAATCTCCCTATAAGACATTTCAGATGGAATACCTCGGCGGAATAAGAGAGGCAAATGAACGACATGCCCAATCGTATCTATCCCTCGACGACCCGCACGTCCCGCCATCTGTGTATACTCATGTGCATACAAAAATCGGTCTTCTGTTCCATCGAATTTTGTTACACCAGTGAATACAGCAGTACGGATGGGACAATCGAGACCAATTGCAAATGATTCAGTGGCAAATAACATGAATATCTTTTTTTCGCTGATACGGAGTTCGACTATCTCGCGCAGAACGGGAATCATACCGGAATGGTGGATACCGACACCTTTCTCCAAAAGTTTTACGAGAGTCTTGTATTCTGGTAACTCGGCATATTCGCGCCAATTCGGGAGACGCCTGAGAATCTGTTCACATTCATGGGCAGCGGTATAGGGTATCTTCGAATCAAATGCCAATATATTTGCTGTCAAATCTTGGGCGGATTCTTCGACTTGTTTTCTCGAGAGGGTGAAAACTATTGCTGGGAGAATGGAGTCATCGATATCCATATCATCCGACCCTTTCATGAACGTAGCAAGACTATTTAGAACGTGTTTCCTCGACGCCGAAGAATGGACATGTTCTTTCCATAATTCGCATAGTTGAGAGGTGATTTTGTATCCTCCCGATTGAAACACATTATTCGATGTTTGCAGAGGAATCAATGCATTGGTTTGATTTCGGACGGGGGTTTCCATCGGGGTAGATTTTACTGCTTTTGTAATTGCGAGAGGCGCATCGGGGAAATAAGCATAATGACTGAGAGGGACAATACGCGTTGATGTTTGTGCTAAATAGACTCTTTTTCTATTTTGGGTATTAGGATTAGAAGATTCTGTGTCTCTCGACGACTGTGGTGGTCTTGCAGACTGTATCCATTCCGCGAATTTCTCAGGACCATCGAGAGTCGCACTCAACATAATCATCTGGATTTGTGGCGGTAGTGTCAATATCGTCTGTTCCCATACATGTCCTCTCGATTCATCATTGATATAATGAACCTCGTCCATAATCACTGCAGCAAGTTCTGTTTCAATATCCATTTGGAAAGATAAATTAGATTGTTGAGAGGATGATTCTGTGGTAGTTTGTAATTGAAACAGACGATTATTGAGAATCTCGGCAGTCATAATGATAAGGTCGGCAGTCGGATTCGTCTTGATATCACCCGTACACAATCCGACACTAATATCGGGGAATTTCCGGGAAAATTCGTGGTATTTCTGATTAGAAAGTGCCTTGATTGGACTCGTATAAATGACCCGCCTCTTCTGACTCACAAAGTGGCGTATAGCAAATTCTGCTGGGAGGGTCTTTCCGGACCCAGTAGGAGCGCAAACGAGAACGTGGTGTCCATCTATAATTGCTTTGATAGCATGTTTCTGGAAATCGCTGAGAACGTACCCCTGCGGAATACCAGGAATTTCGGATTCGTTGAATAGAGTGTCTTCTTGATTGGGGTCTTGATTTAGGTCTTGATTGGTATTCGAAGTTGAATTGAAAACAGTAGAACATATGATTGACATATTCAATAATTGTGTTCAGTTTTATAAATAGGTTTATGTTTTATGAAGTTGAGAGGATGCAATATGTTAATTTATTGCATTGTGTTTATGTTGTTACGGAAAATCATAACAACATACTGTAGTGAGTAGGGGGCATCGTCTGGACATTATTATTTCTTATTCTTCATTGTGAATGACTGGTTTGATTTGTTGCATTGGGATGCAATTAAGTGAATGCCATTGGCAGAGGATGTATTTATACATCTAGGCGTTCGTTTGTTTTGGAGAGACATCCATTTTCGATTCTTCAGTTTCCACTTTTGTGTATTTTTTCGCGTATCACATTTTCGTTGGACAATGCGAGAATCTTTTCCAATATCAACACACTTTCTAGAATGCACACTCTTTATTTGTTTCGTTCGGCGATTATATTTGAATTTTTGATTAGGTCCTTTATGACAAGGCCACATGATGATTGGATTGTTTTCGGAACGGAAACCTCCATTCACATCCATACAATACGAAGAAGACGTTTTCATAATTTTTGCAATATATATTTTTGCTTACATATCTAATGGAAATGTATAACTATCTGCAAATATGGACTACGACGAAGATTTCCCTCCAAGAGAACCAGAATACCAACAAGAATACACAGAGGAAGACAATGTCCGGTATGTAGCATTTGTGAAAGCATATGCTCCAGTATTATTGCATTTAGCACGAGACACCCATAACCACGAATACAAACTTCTTATAGAAGAATTCCAAGAACTCGGAGAGGATGCAATCCCGGATGCGGATAAAACAAATACATTGCGATGGTGGGTAGATTCCATGGAAGAAGAATTGGGACGTTTGTCACCAGAAGATATCGCACGTATCATGGAAGAAGCAAAAATACAGAAACTAAGCGACGACTCATATCATAAACATGACTATGAATTATGCAATAAAAAACGCCCGAATCGGAATTGCGCAATCACTATGGAGCGCATCAAACCCGGTGAATATTATGTGGATTTCTTAGATAACGGCAACCCGTATAAAGTTCATGCAATCATTCAATATTACAAACATATGAAATCATCCAATCTAGATAATAGAGATGAATGGAAGACTCCTCTAAGAAACGAAATCACCAAAGAACAAGAGGAACAATTAGAAGACCTTATCAAATGGTACGACCACGATAATACGGTAAACCGTAAAAGCACCCGGTCAAAACGTCCGCGCAAGTCTCCTAAATCTCCTAAGTCTCCTAAATCACCCAGAAAAAGAAGAGGCGGAAAACGCAAAACCATTCGACGAAATCGGAACCACCGCGAAAATTCGAATACATAAAAAATTACCAAATATTACGAAATTACTTATTCAAATTACGAACCTTGACCTTAAGACGATTGATTGGATATGTATGCAAGATAATACACATCGAATATATTTGCCGGGTCATTCAGTATTTCGGGGGTTATTCCTCTGATAACCCATTCTGGTAAAATCCCATGCATATTCATACACTCTAAATATGTCAAGATGGGGATTTCATTCTGCGAATTGTAAATCATTTTTGCAATTTCACAGTGTTCTCCATTTTGTCTAATCTCATTTCTAACGCTCCAATAGTATTTTGTTTATCATTCAGTTCTTTAACAATATCCGACAACATGTCAATTCTCATAAGTTTCAAATTCGACGTCCTCTCGAGTTCTTCAACGCGACCAACTAAGTATTCAATAACGCGGTCTTTCAAAATACACTTATTCTCCATTTCATCCATTCTCGCCATCAACTTCTCAATCAATTGTGTTTGCTGAATCATTTCACCCAATAGTTGGGTATCCACCGAAACCGTCTTCTCGCGAAATGGCAAATCAAATTCCACATTGAGAAACCCATCCACCATACATCTAAATTTCGCCACCAAAATACGTTCATCTAATTCAAATGTTACCTTATATGCCGGGTCTGTACCAGCAAAACATTTATTTATCAATGCGCATACTACATCCAGTCCAAACGGCAACCTGAACGCCGATGAATCAAACGTGTCTTCATGACAATTACGATTCATATTATTCAAAATACTGATATGAATCGACCTCTCATTCGAAGAAGTAGTAATAGTATGCTGAGTGTTCTTGTAAGTATTCATTTTTGCAGAAGAAGAAGAATATCGTAAATATGTGAATTGTTATTTATTGCCTCTGAAAACAATCCATTCAAAATTAATTCAATTTTTTGCAATAAAAATACAATATATTGATACTATGTGCACTATAAAGAAACCTTACCGACTAAATAGAGATGGAGGATATGGACAGAATTCCCTAGTTGATTGTGTATTTACCTCTGGTTTTTGTTCAGGATTCACGACGCCGTCATCCTCTTCATCCGATGAATCTGAAAATAGCGATTTCTTCTGAGTATAACAGGATATAGTTCGTTCTGTTTTTTTGTTCGGCAGTTGTTTGACAATTATCGCGTTTTCATGAAAGGTTGGATTGTCCTCTCCAAACATGGATTTTGCAAGTAAATAGTTCGACGATTTGTTTGAATGACTCATGATTTGAATAATATTTGCGTTGTATGATTTATTGCAATCCTTTTTTACATTGTGATTTCAATTCAATTTTTTTCTGTAAAAAAATTGAACACATTTTTATATTGCAAAATAATAATATAAAACCCACATTATCATATTATCAAATCATTCAATACCAAGACCAAGACAATGATAATCAAAGTTTCAGTAGATTCAATTGATATGGAAACGTATCAGAAGATACTCGACCATTATAATGCAAATAAACCGGCAAGCGAAGAACCTCTCGAACGTCTAGGAAGAGCAGAAGGCGGATTCCAAATCAAAATACCAGGTAGGCAAGATGACCGTTTCGATTCAAATCAAAAAATCAGACAACTGCGTTGGAGTAGAAAACAATTGGTATCCGGAGAATATATCGGATTCACTCCAAAACAAGAAAATTTATTGCATAATGCACTTATTGAAGTATTAGGTCAATCGAATGTTTCAGTCAATCAAACGTAAAATACTATATCAAACTATTGTAATAAGAAGATGCATGAAAATTGAACCATTTTTTAATTTTGTTGCACTCTTATCAAACATCATTCATATCCCTATTATTTCAAATCACAATATAATCATGTCCGAATTCACTGAAACTGAGTTATCCTTGCCTATTGTTGAACCAAAACAACAAAGAAAACGCCGCACTCCGGAAGAAATCGCCTCTGCTAAAGCAGAAAAAGTCCAAAAACAACAGGAAAAAGACCTAAAGAAACAGGAAAGAGACCAAAAACGCGAAGAAATTGCCAGAAAAAAAGAGTCGGCGCTTATCCAAAAGACCCTGCGTTCGGGTCCTTTAGTACCCGGCACTGGCACAATGGCAATCGCAGCAATGACTATATTCGGTCTTTGCCGAACCAATATGTCTCGTGTCAATCTCGCATTCCGTCAAATGATTGCCTCTCGTTTGATTTTCCCTCCTAAAAAAAACATCAATAAATTTGCTACCGGCGGAATTGCCGAGGAATGTCTATCGCAATTATTTTGCCATTTAGGACTCGAGTGTTCTAACGTGAGCGAAGAATCCAATGTAATCGACCTGGCAATTCAAGTGCCTATCGCTACGGAAACGGTGGATTTCAAGGTAAGTCTGAAGAATAGTGGCAAAATATCCGCACAACCTATATTGGAAAACTATAGAGGACAAAAACGCCCGGAAATTCGCCCTTTACCTCCGACGTTTATTATTTATACCGAGATGGATATAAAGCGCGTCCGAATTGTCTATCTGGACGAAGAGATTATTAGACAGGGATACTCCGATATCACTGACGAAGCGGAATTCCATCGAGAAATATACTTGAATGGCGACTCGAACCTCACATTCAAGTCCGGATTCTTGGCAAAATTCATTCCTAGATTGCCTGATGAGTATATTGTGAATGCCGAGTATCCAGAAGACCTTGCCGGACTGAGCGAACGGAATTTCGCCAAACTCGCATTGGACGAAGTGATTCGTCAACTAGGAGGAGATACCAACTAAACGTATATATTGTGTTTTGTATCTTGTATTATATTTGCTGTAAATAAATATATTTTTTTGTTATTTATAACTGCAAAAAATTGAACGACTTTTTATTCTTGATGGAATGAAGGCAGATTATAATCAACCCAATATTTTCAAACACTCTTTATCAAACTCTCTTTATCAAAATGTCTCTTTATTATTCTCGCGTAACCAACATTGAACTCATTGTTCAATCGCTTCGTAGATTGCGCGAATTATGCGAAGGTAGCAACCATCTTGAACTGAGTGACGCCTTTGTCATTCGCATCAAGATTATGCAACACCTTGCAAAACTCGCATTCAACTACTCACTTACGGTAAGTTATCTCTGCGAGCAAAAGGAGTACGCTCCTATGGCAGATTTGCTCGACGATGTATATTTGCAACTGCCTCGCAAAAATCTACAACATGTTTCAAATGATTATAGGAAAATCGTATCGGTGGAATACGACGCGTTGCTTTCTTCCATTGATATGATGGACGAGAGGTTGAAGACAATCCGCGTCGTCTGCTTCACCCGCAGAAATTGCCAGAAACCAAGAAGACAAAGAAGACAAAGAAGACACGCTAAACGCAGCAATTCCGCACCTGCTGACTATGTGAAACCAACCCAAGACGAAGACCAGTGTTCGTATTTAATGAATACGCGTGCCAGGATTTACGACGACTACGACTCGGATGATTATGTCAATCACGACGACGACATTCTTCCTCCCACCGTTACAAGACTACCAATCAAGAAAAGTAAACGCGAATATTACCAAAGACGTCCGGTTTTAGAAGAATATGATGCCGAAACTTCCCGCAATATGTCGATTCGTAAATATGAATCCAAAATGAATTCAGCAAAGACATTATCTGATATCAACACCGGGTCTTATTACTTGCCAATAACCAAGACATCTGACATTCACGCCGAGTTTTGTTCCGCGCCAATGAGCAATCTACACTTCAAACCCGTATATAGCAATGAATTCGAGGAGTTCAGGACCAAAGTGCAATCTTACATCGACATGATGGGTCAATATTATACCTGGCCATCAAAATTGTATATCGTCGACATAACTGTGCGACTTTTCGCCCAATGCAAAACGGGTCAAGAACTCTTCGAATACATCTTGTCATATGCGAATTTCATTGCTCAGCATCCTATATTACGCGCGTCGTCGAATACCACCGCCAATGGACGTAAACGCAGTTTCATGCAAGTTTTAATTCTCAAATGCGTACAATTGTCAAAAGAAATCAATGATAGATACGACGAAATTCGCAAAACACAACGTCGCGCAAACCCAGGTCTTCGTTCAGCAAAGAGTTCATGCTTGAGTGCCATCAAAAATGCACAAATTGCATTGTGCGAGAACTACAATAAATACCCGGTTGAACATGAAACACTTCAAGAATTACTTGTATCGAAATCTAAATAAAACTATATTATTTATATTGTATTGCCATTTCATATTGTACATGTATATTACTAAAATTGAACGATTTTGTCATTGTATTTTGTCATTGATTAATTAAATAAACACCTTTTTTATGCAAAACATATTGAACATGAATAAATACCATTATACTTGCAATTATAATTATAAAAACATGCAGGATATTGAAACCTATTTGAAAAACAAGTTAGACCAAAGTAACCCGTATATCGGCAATCAACTTCATATAGATAATTGCTATGGTACTTTCCCAGATTTATCCAAATTCAAAAGCGCCACTCAATTGTATATAACGAATTGCGTATTTCATTCCTCTCAAATACATTCTTTTCCAATATGGATAAAAGGGGTAAGTATTGTATCAACAAATATCCGCGAACTACCAGAACTACCAGAAAATCTATTTAGATTGATAATATCCTGCACATCATTAGAGAAGTTGCCTGATATATTACCCTCGAAATTAATGTATTTTGTTCTAGAAAAAAACCCGAAACTAAAACGAATTGCTTCATTGCCGGACGAATTGTCGATGTTTACATGCATTGATACATCTGTGCGAGAACTCCCACCACTTCCAGTCAGATTGTATAGACTTTATTGCTGGAATAATGAGTTGATTGAGTTACCACGCATTCCATGTAATGTACGGTATTTGCGATGCGCTAACAACCCATTTACATTGTCGCCTTGGATTAATGACCTCCACAAAGAATCCGTGCCACGCCAAGACTTTATTTATGAGACGGCATTTGTATACAGCGAAGCGTATATTGATGTAAACCAGATTCAAAGATTATATCGATTTCGCGAAATATACTATGCAGTTAAATTTCGCGAAAAGTTTCGCAGATGGTTATGGATTCCTCGCGAACGAATCATCAAACGCAATTTACATCCAGACAGATTAATCCAGTTCCTAGATAATACGGAAGATGATTTGGAGACCGCATTGGACGAATTCTTTCAACAGAATGGAGACAGTTTACAAAAAAGACCTAAATAATTTATCTAATATTGCCATGCGCATATACATTCCATTTTCGACTTGTTTAAAATAAACTGCCCTCTCGTCTCTGTCGATTTCCGGTGGTAGTTCACTAAGACGCGGGAGAGGATGCATAACTATCATTTTTTCTTTTGCCATAGTCATCAATTCCGGCGTCAATGTATATGACTCAGATTCTCTCATTACCGATTGATATTCCTCTTCGCTTTCAAACCGTTCTCTTTGAATACGAGTCATATAAAGAACATCCGTCGTTCCAATCGCATCGCGAATGCTCGGCATTTTATCTTGGTCGAATATATCGAAACTTGCCACATGATTGACGAGTTCCTCTGGCATTTCTAGAGAGGCAGGAGAAACATAGATGAAACGCAAATTCCAACATAACATGAGAAGACGAATCAGCGAATGGACTGTGCGACTGTTCTTTAAGTCCCCCACAAATGTAATTGTGATTGGTTCTGGATTTGAATATAAAGTCCGATAAGTGAAAATATTGATAGACGCACGACGGTTTATTTCGGAATAAATCGTATAGATATCGAGAAGTGCTTGTGTCGGGTGTTCTCCGTTTCCGTCCCCGCCATTGATAATCGGCACTTTGGATACCGCGATTGCCCTCTCAGATGACCCCTTTTCTGGATGTCTCAATACAATTGCATCTCCATAATGATGTAGGGTTTGAATAGTATCTTCCAATGATTCGCCTTTTCGAATACTTGAAGCGTTCTCAGCAAGAGTAATAATACTGCATCCTAATTTAATTGCTGCTGCTTGGAAAGAACAATTCGTGCGGGTGGATGGTTCGTAAAACATGGTTATAAGCGTTTTATCCGGATATCTCATATGAAGTGCATTGCTTCGATAATGGGGGTCTAATCGTTCCGACTCGACTAGTAATCGCATCTGTTCTGCTTCATGTACATAAGAAAATAATTCGGTCCGAGTTAGAGAAGACGCACTTATCAAATGGTTTATCGACATTCTATGGTATCTCAAATAGATAGTGATGTGGGAGAGGAGGTAATATTTATTGTATGATTATCTTTAATCTGTTTTACACCTTTGGACATTTGAAACTCCGATTACCTTAATGTCTGGTCGTGCGGATTAAAATCCTCCCTTAGCGTAGCAAAAGGGAGACCAGCATTCAACGTAGTAAAAGGGTTA